TTCGGCACCGCGTGGGTGTGGATCAGCTACCGCGTGCGCTCGCTCACTGGCGCGGGCAACATCAACACCCACGCGGTGCCGAACACGCACATCGTCACGCAGTGGATTCAGTACGTCGATCTCGCGGCACGCGGCATCGCTCCCGGCCTCGTCGGCACCGGTGGGAACATCCAGTTCCGTCACCGCGAGATCTTCCCGACGTTCATCCTCGGCCCGTACTGGGGCGTCACGACGGTCAAGCGCCGCCTGTTCGTGCAGCCGACGGGCTGGGACTCGTCGTTCGTCAGCGAGAACGCCGAGCTGCTGATCAACACGCGTCGGGTCTACTACTACACCGGAGAGGCGGATCAGGCCGAGTACGGCAACGCCACGATCTTCAACTGGCGGCAGGACATCAACCTGCACAACAACGGGTGGTACGACACGCAGTGGAACTTCCCTGTCGTCTACAACCTGAAGCGCGAGATCGTCGTTGCGCCGTTCGCTGAGAACGTCAACCCCGACCAGTGGCCGAACTACCTCCCGTTCGTCGGCAACAAGGACCGGGTGCTGGGTGCGTTCGGTCACATCTCTTCGCGCGTTGGTGTCAGCACGTGGATTCGCAACAACGCCGCTCCTGTCCTGCCGGAAGGCACGGACATGACGTTGTGGGGTGCGGGCACGTTCATCGCCCACCGCAACCGCACAGTGCAGGCGCAGGGCTGGGATTCGTTCTACAACGAGCGCTACACCGTCGTCTGGAACAAGGCTGATGTGCTGGGCCCTGCGGGCATTGGTGACACGTCTGCGTTCGGCCGCCCCAACCCCGTCGCCAATCTGAACCGCGAGATCAAGCAGCACAGCGGTTGGGTTGGTCCGGTCTGGGGCGTGCCGTTCATCGCCTTCGCACGCCGTTTCGTCGCTCCCGGGCTGTTCTACGACGTGCCGGCCTCCTTCCCAGAGGTGCGTCACAACCCGTTCCCAATCACGCCTGTGGGCATCCCGTGGCAGGGTCAGGTTGGTGGTCACGACGTGATGATCTTCCGCCGTGAGGCGTTCCCCAAGTCGGTGAACGTCCACAGCGTGGAGTGGGTTGGCGAGCCTATCGTCCGCAATCGCAACCAGACGGTGGCGCCGTACGCCTACGACCAGAGCCTGTTCGGCCGCCCAGACATCCAGAACTTCGTTCGGTACATGGCGCCGGAGTGGATCAACCCGGACTACTTCACACCGCCGCTGATCAGCTACCGCACACGGTCGGTGAACCCGACGCCGATCACAGTCCCGGTGTTCTCGGTGATTCATCGCATCCGCAAGGACTCGCCCGACCCGCCGTCGCAGCAGCGCATCGCGCTGAACGACGCCAACGGCGACGGGGAAGAGTCGGACGGCCTTGGTATCCGACCGCCGGGCATGGGTACGCCGTCTGCGAAGCTGGCGACGATCTACCCGCTATCGATAGACGGGCTGGAGAGGTTCGGCGTATCTACGGTGAAGTCGAACGCAATCCTGCCCTTGAACATCTTTGAGGATGGCTTGTTCGGCACCCCCGTTCTCATATTTACCCAGATCGTGTACCCCATCGGCCGTGGTAGCACAGCCTCTGTGAGCCAGCAAGCGCGAATGACGCCTTGGAACATCTACGCACCGCGCGGCGATCAGATTCCGCAGGGGTACACGCCGGCGAACAGCCTTGCCCACGTCATCCGCTCTGAGGCAGTGTTCGGCTCACCCACTGTGACGAACCAGCACCGCTCGATCGGCCCCGTGCCGCAGCGCGGAGACGACCCGACCAACGGCTTCGACTTCTTCCCCAAGTTCGGCGTGCCGACGTTCACGCTGCGCCGCCAGTACGTGGCGCCCAACGGCATCCGCTCGCTGCGCTTCGGCCAGATCATCTTCCTGAACGTGCCCCAGTACGTGGATCTGGACGACGATCTGAATCGTGGTGGCATCGCCCCCAGCACCCGGTGGGGGGCGAACGCGATTGGGTATCCGCCCGTACAACCGTCGCTGCACCGCCCGGTATATCCGGTTGGGTTCAGCGCGACCTTGTGGGGCACGCGCCGCGTCGAGCTGCTGCACCGCACGATCACGGCGAGCGGCATCCCACATCGCGGCAACCCAGAGTCCCCGCCGCCGTATAGCACCAGCCCGTGGGGCATTGCGCTGGTGGGCTACCCGCGCCGCTACACGATCGGCATGGGTGTGCAGACGCTGTGGGGCAACAACCTGATCGAGTTCAAGAACCGCCCGGTGTATCCGGCGGGTTGGAACAACTGCTCGCTGGAGGACGGCAACTTTGACGACTACCGCTTCCCGATGAAGGTGATCCGGAAAAATCCGCTCGTTCGCCCCGCTTCCATGGGTGATGTGACGGTTTTCGGCACCTGCACCGTGTCCCAACGCGTTCGGACGGTGTACTCTCGCGGCGTCGACAGCTACAATAGCGGCAGTCACTCTGTCAAGGCGTCCAGCACAATCGGCGCGCAAGGCTGGGAAAGCCTGCTGATCGGCGACATTGATCGCTGGGAGGCCGGCAAGATCAAGGCTCATGGCGACGACATGAGCGAGGTCGGAATCCCCCGCCTGCTCCATCCGCTCCGTGCTTCGGGCTTCGACAGTTGTGTGGTGGCAGCCCCGCGCATCGCGCCGGTTGTGTCGCCGGTGGGGATTCCGAACATCGCCTTCGACGGGCCGAGCGTGACGAACCCCTTCGGCTGCACGAACCGTGTGGTGAGCCCGCTGCCGATCCTGTCCAATCAGACCGTGCCTTCACCGGTCGTTGCTTGAGGTAACGATGAGCGCAACCCGCCCGTACCCACTGCCAGCCGCAGGGATCGATTCCCTGAGCAACGAGACCGCCCTCTTGAAGGGGGCGGTCCGCGAAGCTGTCAACGTGGACATTGGCCGGGCCGGTCGTTTCAAGCGCCGTGTCGGCCAGACCCTTCGCCTCTCGGGCTCGGACTATCACAGCATCTGGGGGGCTCAGCAGCGCGGCACCATGCTCGTCGGCAAAGGCAACCAGCTGCTGCGCCTGAACGACGACCTCAGCACCACGGTCCTTGCTGCCCTGAACTCCGCTGATCCGCTCGCGTACACCGAGTACAACGGCAACGTCTACTGGACGAACAAGACGACGATCGGTTGGCTGCCGGCAGATGCGGCCGCAGCTCGCCCAGTTGGGGTGCCTGTACCGGAAGTCGTCCCGGCTCTGTCCGCTGGCAGCGGCGCGCTGCTCCCGGGCAAGTACGCCGTGATCCTCACCTACCTCGACGATCGCCGCGAAGAAGGTGGCGCCACCCCTGTCCAGATCATCGACCTGCCAAACGGGGGCGGCATCACACTGAATGGCTTGCCTATGCGCGCAGGGTGGGCGTTCCGCGTCTACATCACTGATCCGGACGGCTCCAAGTTCCATCGCAGCGAAGAGCTGCCTGCCGTGTTTCCCAGCTACACGATCACGCAGACGGCGCAAGGCGGTGACTGCGACACGCAGTTCCTGACCCCGATGCCTCCGGGCGAGTTCATCACGTGGCTCGCCGGCCGTCTGTACACGGCCAAGCTGGGCACGCTCTACTTCAGTGAGGCTATGCGCCCGCACTTGAACAACCCGGCGCATGGGTTCATTCAGTTCAGTGGCTTCATCTCGTTCGTCGAGGCAGTGACCGACGGTCTGTACGTCGGCGACTCTCGCGGCGTCTGGTTCCTGTCCGGAACCGACCCGACGAAGTTCGAGACGAAGCTGGTCAGTCCACACCGCGCGGTGCGCCGCAGCGGCGTGAAGGTTGGCCCGGGGCACTTCCCCGACAAGCAAGTTCCTTCCCCCAACCCTGTGGCTGTGTGGCTCAGCACCTCGGGCTACGTTGTTGGGATGGATGGTGGCGCGACGGTGGAGCTTCAGCCCGAGCGTGTGAAGGTGCCGGCAGGGCTCGTGGGTCGGACCGCGTTCCTGTTCCGGAAGGGTATGAAGCAGGTTGTCACTCCTGTAAACTCCACGTCTACGGTGGCTTTCGGTACCGCTGTCGACTCTGTAATCTCGTGAAGGAGAAATCAAATGAACCGTGATCTGCAGAAGCACGCCGGCGAATTTGCCAAGGCGCTCGCTGCCAACAAGTACGAACGCACCGGCGACGAGCGCGGTCTGTACTTCCCCAAGGCCAAAGCCTTCATCTCTGGTTTGTACGTCCACGACGTCAACGGCCAAGACGAGCGCCAAGACCCGAACCTGCTGCCTGACGAAGGCCTGATGTATCTGCTCACTGTGGGCCTGTACAACGGCACCAAGTTGCCCACGTGGAACCTCGCGCTGTACGCCGCGAACTACACCCCGCTGGCCAACCTGACGGCTGCTTCGTTCCCGGCCACGGCGAGCGAAATCACGTCGAACACCGAGGGCTACACCGAGGCCACCCGCCCGGTCTGGACCCCGTCGGCCCCGAGCGCCAACATGATCGACAACCTCGCCAACAAGGCTGCGTTCACCATCGCCACGGCTTCCAGCCTGACGGTGAACGGCGCAGCCCTGCTGAGCGAGGCTGCCAAGGGTGCTGTGACTGGCAAGCTGGTCT